TGCGCTTGTGCTTCCTTCGGGAAGTGCCGCGCAATGTTCACCATCCTTTGATTCGTTTCCTGCAGAGGTTGAATCGACGTCTCTCATGAGACATTATCTTTTCTTCCAATGCTTGGACCTGGTTAACGAGCCGTTTTCTAGAGGAAATGACTCGTCTTTCCTTCGAATCCCTGGATGACGCTGGTACCATAAGGGCGAGTTCCCATTGCAATGCCAGATCCCCGATCTCCTTGTTCAGGTCTCTGACTTGTGCACGGATTTTGTCGATCTTCTTTGTAATGAGATCTTCTTTCCATATGAACCAGTTTGGTGGAGGTTCAACGAGGTTAGGCTGCTGAGTTCGATAGAGTTGCTCTCTAGCTTTCTCAGCTACCATTACGTCGTTGAATTGTTCTCGTAGTTTGTGTTTGGCGAGGAGCTTTAGGGCTTTCTTTCCAGTCATGGGCTGCGCGGACAGCCAACGCCGAGAGAGTAATGAGATTTGTCTCTTTATTCTCTTACCTGTAGAGAATACACTAGTCCTCTTCTTCGTTAGCACTTTACGTTGGAGGCCATATGCGGCTGCGTGGGCGCGAAGGAATATTGCTCTCGCAATATCCTCCGCGCCAGACGTAGTCGTGTTGGCTTCTCCTACAGAGCTACCAATCTCTGTAGTGCTGATAGTCTTCATTACTTCTTTAACTTGTTCTTGAACGAGTTTTTGAAGTGGTGCGGCTATTTGGTTCGACCAGTGGTAACGGAGTCCCAGAGTCTGGGCTCGAACGTCACTAGTCTGTTGAGTTAGGATTACGGCTGCTGCCTTCCGGAAGGCGATCGGTGCTTGCATCGGTCGCCCAAGGAGGCCAGCGCCGCCTAGTTCTTTAGGCCAGTACAACGGTATGCCTGCATTCTTTAGACGATTTATGGTTCCGGAGTTGAAGACTTCCAGGAGCCTATAAGCCGTCTGACGGTGCCGGCCACGTGAGTTGTCACGTACGTTTTCGAAAGCAGCACTCAACCGGAGGAATCCGGGTTGAGTGTTTGGCGCAATGTTCCCAGTTACGCCTTTGCCTTTTGCGAAAAGGACCGTTGACGCGGGGATTCTCTCTATCCTCTTAAAAACGAATTCTCGTTTCGAATCATCGATACGGTAGGCTTGCTCCGTGAAAACGGTGCGATCTACGTACTCGAACTGTTTCGATACATTGAATTCCAGACCTGCGCTCTTCAGAGAACGAAAGAATTCTTTCTTCTCGCGCTGGTTTACATAGAGGACAGAGTCATCCCCGTGGACGAACGCGCGGGCCGGTTTAGTGAGGTTACTCCTTG